TAACTGGGGACAGTATGCGGCAACGGTAACAATCAACGGCATGGAAGAAGCTAAAAACAACGGCGAAGCTCAAATCATTGATCTTCTCGAAGGCAAAATCTTCCAGACCCAGGAAACCATTATTGAGAACATGAACACCATGTTCCACGGTGATGGAACCACCAAATCCACAGACTGGAACGGCCTCGCGAACATCGTTGACGGTTCTTTATTGACAGCTAACACATTGGGTGGAATTGACCCAAGTGCGACTGGGTCTGTCAACACATGGTGGGCATCTAATGAGGTTGCTCTCGGTGGCGCTCTTACGACCGCTGCTATGGCAACGTCATACAACAACGTTTCAGTCGGCAATGATCAACCAACGATCATACTGACGACCCAAGCGTTGTATGAGAAGTACGAAGGACTGCTCACCTCCAATATCCGTTACACGGATACTGAGATGGCTGATGCGGGCTTCCAGAACCTCATGTTTAAGGGTGCTCCTGTAACCTTTGATGGAGCAACACCCTCTGGTGTGGTGTACTTCTTGAATACGAAGTACCTCCAGCTAGTACGTCACTCGGATGTTTGGTTCAAACCGACACCATTCGTGCGACCAATCTCACAAGATGCTGTGTTCTCACAGATTCTTTGTTACGGGCAGTTGACTTGTTCTAACCGAGCAAGGCAAGCCCTCATCACAGGCGCAACCTGATAAACGTGGTGCCGCTCGACGGGGTGAGGGTTTCGGCTCTCACCCCGTCTAAGAGTTCTGAGGATTCATGGGTAGAGAATTAGCTTTAGGATACGGAACGAACCGAAGAGTATCTGGTGACCCAGGCAAGGACCATACGGCTGCTTTGCCTCGTAATGAATACTTTGGTGGTCATAACGTGCGTGCGGTAAACGCTGATCTGCCATTTGAAGAACCACAGGCTTCAACCTGTTCCGCTACCACAAAAGCTGGTAACCCCTGCAAAGCTCGCCCCCTTGAAGGGGAAAGTCTTTGTACTTTCCATAAGGAGTAGCGGTGCAGATAGAAGAAATGCGAGCGTACATCAGAAGCGTTGTAGAAATTGATAGCAGCGACATCTCTGATGATGTGCTCAACCGTTTCCTGGGGGAAGGCTACGATCAAGTTGTTTACAGCGAAAAGCGTTGGCCCTGGTACGAAGTTTCTTCGACCTTTGACACAGTTGCATCCACCTCTGACTACACACTTGCTGCCGTTGGTGCATCTATCACCAACGGTTTAAGAGAAATTCAATCTCTTCGCTCAACTGACCAGGTACTTACTTTCCTGGGGCGAGATAACGGAGATATTGTCTACCCAATCGACTCCGCCAGTAGCGGTCTTGTCTATTACTGGAGTTTTTGGGCCGACTCGGTTCGGTTGTATCCCACACCATCTGGTGCTCAAACAATTCATGTAAGGGGATACAAAAACCCCACTGCGTTTGGTGCGGGTTCGGTAAATGGGACATCTCCTAGCGATTTCCCTGAACCTTTCCACATTGTGATTGCGACCTACGCAATTAGTCGAGCTTACGATCAGCAAGAAGACCCCGAAATAGCTGCAAATTATTTTCAGACTTTCGGAAGAGAACTCGACAACCTTAGGGCCAGGTATCTGGATTCTCCTGCCCCGCAACCATTAATTCTGAACACGATGAACGCTTCCAGATGGCGTTCTCAAAGCATAATGCCTGACCGTCTTCGTTATAGCTGGGAATAACAGATGACTCGTCCTGGTTTCAAACTCGTAATGCTGCAAGATTTCAGTGGGGGTCTGAACTTTCGTTCAGATCAGTTCAATCTTGCTCCTACGGAGAGCCCTAAAATGCTCAATGTTGATGTGGACCCTAGGGGTGGCATCAAGATGAGACTCGGAGTTCAACAAAGAAACTCGACTGCCCTGAACTCTGATGTCACTGGGTTGGGTCAGTTCACACCCGATGGTGGTACCGCACGAGTGATCTGCTCGTACGGTACAACTGTTGCAGAGTCAACAACTGCTGATTTTACGTCGCTTGCTGGGGTTTCGGTCACCAACGGTGAACGGATGTACGGGCAGACTACAAACTCAAAGTTTTATGGGGTGTCAGGCACCAGTCCATCATTTGTTTATGACGGCACCACAGCTTCAAACCTTGCTTCCAATGTAAATGGTTCCGCAGGTAACTATCCGATAGCTAAGTACACCTGTCACTGGAATAACTTTGCGTGGGTGGCCCACACAGTGGAAAGTGGCACAGCACACGCTAACCGTGTGCGTTGGTCAAAGGTCGATGACCCTGAGTCATGGCAAGATTTCGATTACATCGATGTGAATGTGGGTGAGCGTGGCGATGAACTAGCTGGTCTGGTTCCTTACGCTGACCGTTTACTGATCTTCAAAACGAACAGTGTCCATGCGTTATTTGGTTCTAGTGCCGAAACGTTTCATTTAGTGCCTCTGAGCCAAGATGTGGGCTCTATCTCTCAGTCGTCGCCAGTATCAACGCCCTACGGTGTTTTCTTCTGGTATGACCGCCAGGGTGTATGGGTATACAACGGGGAACAGTTTGTTTGGGTGTTCGACAAGTTGCAACCAGCCATTGATGATGGCCGTTTGCAGTTCAGTAATCCACCTCAGCTTGCGTGGTTCAAAAACCGTTTATATGTTTCGGTTGATTGGAGCGACACAGGATCGGCTATTACCACTCGTCGGGTGCTCATATTTGATCCGACATTAGGTGGCGGCGGTGCTTGGACAATGACAGATATTGACGCCAACGTGATGTTGACGTTTGCGCCACCCAATGATCAACAAGATCTTCTGGGGGGATGTTCTGCTGCCACTGGCCGAGTGATCCACTTGGAACAAGACCTAGAAAGCGATTACTACGGGGTTGCAGCTTCCCACATTGTTAGTTCGTATACGACGAGTTGGCTGGTAGGAAAGAACCCTATTGTTCGTAAGCGTTGGGGCAAACCTCGAATTGTGGTGAGTTCCGATTCAACTGTTGCGTTGTCCGCAACATTGTTCACGGATTACGACACAGCAAGTTCTAAGAAATCCATGAACTTTGGTGTGCAAACTGCCGCTACTGCGGCGGCTACTTGGGCGCAGTCTGCTGGGCCGACAGGCGGTACAGGTGTTTGGGGTGTTAGCGCTACGGGTAGTCTTTGGTCTGGGGAACCTAATACTGATGTCACAAACATTGAGCGTTTACCTACGCTTGGGACAGCTAAGGCTATACAAATGAGGATTGACGGTCCAACAACTGTTGACGAGGCTTGGGAAGTAAACGCTATGGCATTCACATATTTACCTAGGAGATTGCGCTAATGGCGACGTTTACAGCCCCTAAAGGTACCGTCAGTGCTGGCGCTGCAATTATCGCTGATGACCACAACGAGAACTGGACATATGTTAAGAACTGGTTAGAGGGTGTCGTTGGCAACGCCACATACCCTGGGGTGATTCAGTCTGACGGTGGCGGGTCTATTACTGGAACTTTGGATATTTCTACTTCTTTGAGTTCTGGTTCTCTGACGACTACGGGCACAGTTAGTCTTGGCACAAACGCTGCTTTGCATTTGAATAGCACTCAGCATGACGTTATTGGTTTGCATACTGGGGTCAGCATTAACGCTGAGACTGCTGGAAACTTTTTAGTTGACCAGCATTATCGTGCAGGTTTCACGGCAACAGGACCAGGGAACAACACTACTGCTCTCTCAATGGCCGCTGATGTAGCTGCTCCTGCGGCTGATGCAGGTAACTATTTGACTGAGAAACATCGTTACTCGGTCTACTCGAAACGTGCAGGCGAAGGCTATGCGGGTGCGCTTGAAGGTCGCCCAGAGTCCGAATATCGTCTAGTTATTGACGGTTCATTGGCTATCCGTGGCGACATTATTGGGTACACCAACTTGAATGAAAGCCTGCCTGGAACTTCGACTGATTATGGGCTTGGCACAGGTACTCGCATCAACTGTCAATGGTTGAATGTTCGAGCAAACGTCGATATAGGTGGCGAGCTTCGAGTTCAAACCAGCTACGACTATGCCCGCCTCTATATGGGTAACGATTACTCAACCAATCAAGACTGGTTGGAATGGCGAGACAACCTGACAGGTTCAAACCTTCCAGGTTTCCAGTTCGTCCATAACGACAATGTTCATTTACAGGTTTCTGAGTCGGGTGCTGTGGGCTCCGAGAAACTAGATTTGCGTGCCTATAAAGCGTCCGCAGGTGCCACCCAAGGTGGTTGGCCTACGTTGACGGGGACTGCTGCTGTTATTACAACGACTGGAACCGAGCAGCTTGGTATCAGTTCTTCTTCGATTCGTTTCAAAGAAGATGTAGAAGATCTTGAAACTGATGACAACTGGACGAAACTTCGGGCTTTGAAGCCTCGTAGTTTCCGTTGGAACGAAGAAGTAGCAACCCATTCAGGAATGGACTACGAAACTCAGATCCCAGAATTGGGTTTCATTGCTGAAGAAGTCCACGAAGCTGCACCAGAAGCAACCATGTACGACTGGTCTGGTGACCCGATTGTGTATCGGGACAAGTCGATGCTGGCAATGCTTGTCAAAGCAGTGCAAGACATCGACAATCGGTTAGGGGCGCTTGAATAATGCCCACAGGTGCAACATACGTTCAGGACGTAGGTGGAGGAACAAACCTCATTTCCTATGCCGATGGGCTCACCTATCAGGGTGTGTGGTCCTCAGGCACCTCTTACGCTGTTGGCGACGTTGTATCCTACAACAATGGTTCTTATGTTTCTCGAACATCTCAACAAGGCAATACCCC